CGAAGAAACATCAAGAACACACACTTCCCAGTGTTGCGTTCATGTTGGGTCGGAAGGTTTCATCACCCGCCAAGTCGAAGACCAATGGTCGACGGCCTAAACGGGGGACGTGTGCAGCGTTTGACGTCGCACGTTCCTACCCTGTATATGATGCTATTGGCAAGAGGTGGCTCTCCAAGGATACAAAGGAGGCCGTCCATCGCGCCTGGCGTTTGGTTAACGGTCGCAAAGGTAAGGAGCGTAAGCAGCTCGTGTCGCAGATCCAAGCGACATGGGAAGCTTTGTTTTCTGCTCTTCACCTTTGCGAAATCGAACGATTTAATCGGCAGGAGGTGGGCCGGCTTCATCGCTGGGTGACTCTGACGGCCATTTTCTCCGGCTACGAAGTAGTTGCTAAGACACTTAAACAAGTGTCCAACTACTGTCGTTACCGGGCTGGTCGTTTGGGGGCATCCCCTCATTGCGATGTCGCCGTCCCACCTTCCCTTCTCCCGTCCACTCCTAAATGTGTGATGAGGATCGTTGCTTCGATCGAGGAACACGGGGTCATGGAGAGCCAACGGAGAAAACTGATTCAATTCGGTTATCTCGGAAGGGCTATGCCTTTTGGCACTCAGGTCCAGATCGACGAGGCGGTGATCAATCACGCCGAGCGGTACGGTAGTCGGGAGCCTGCCGACCCTGCACTTGTTGCTTCCCTCCGGAAGTTCGCTACCTCTTGGGGGCGTAAGTATAGGTTTGCCGTTCCATCGACCGCAACTCTGTGCGCGAGCTCCTCTTCTTCTCTTGGTTTCTCCCGAAAGCTTGGGGGCAATTTTGCCGCCTTGCGGGAGATGTACAACCAATGGGAGAATGAGCCAACGAGCACTGAGCATGAGGACGATTTGTGGCAAGCCTATCCTACCTTCAGGGATCCGACACGTTACACCATTCAGGGTGAGCGTAATCTCGAGATGGGTTCTAACACTCGAGGCTCTACTGAATATGTGGTGAACGTTATGGCGGACCCTGACCTTGAGAGGACTAGGATCCCACGAGTTATTAGAGACCAGTCGCTCCGGCAACTCCTCTATCAAGCAGAGACCGGCGACTACCCTAGGGCCAAGGTCTTTGGGATTACGGAACGTGGTTATAAAGCACGTATCGTAACCCAAAGTCCCGTTTGGCTGGTAGAAGTCGGTCATCTGGTGAGGAGTGTCGTTTGGCCGATGCTGGAGCAAGATCCCCGCGTCCAGGCGGCGCTTGAGGGCGGTAGGCTTGAGACCTTTTTTAAAGATCTCGTCGACCGTCCCATGCGTGTGCCTGTTGAAGTGGGAGATCTGACCGGCGTCAGTGCTGATTTGACAGCTGCGACGGATGGTCTGTTCTCGTGGGTGATTAATGCGATTTGGGAGGGAGTTTGTGACGGTGCGGGGATTGAGGAAGTTGTAAGGGTGATGGGTAGATGGGTGCTTGGGCCAATGGTAATG